GATACTACTATTCGCATTGCAATCAAATGCCATCACATCCCCATACTTTATAAATACAAATATACGAAACTTTTATAACAATTCCAAATTATTTTTTGAAAATTGAAGGTAATTTACCAAATACATTTTTAAAGCAGGCATTTGTTTTTTTACAAAATTTATAGATTTCATATTAGATTGTCTAATTTCATCGGTAGGCCCTGCCAATCTCCAATCAATTTCAACCGCAATATAAAATGGTGAGTTTATAAATTTTGCAAAACCATATTCATCAACTTCAAAGATTTTAGAATCTTTATCATTTGCTTTTTGTATAAAATATCTTACTATATAGCCACGCTGATAATCAACATCTTGTGGTGTTGGGATATGTGCTGCTATTTTTTTAGGACTAAATTCTTGTCCCAATTTCGCTACAGATGCATATCTATAAGTGTTTTTTAATGGTATAAAGTATGACATAGCTTATGATTTTCTTGCTAATCTAAATTGTCCTTCGACTTCTGTTTTCCACATCTGTCCTTCAATAACCTGTTTAACTGCTGTTACCTGAAAGAATCCTCCCGTTTCATATTGAGTTGGAATTCCCCTTACTTTAAATTTATCACCTCTTTTAATACCACTTACACCATGAACAGTAAAACTAAATTTAATTGGCATTAACGCAGATATACTTACACCGCTGTTTTTTACTGCTTTATCATATCCGTTTTTGAAAGATTCAAATGTTAATTGGTCATTATAACAAGCTAAATAACAAATACTTTCTAAATTAACACCGTCACCACCAACAGCATCGGTTGAAGTAATATTTACTCTTGGATATGCACCTAATTTATCCAAAAATTGTTGAAAGTTTTTTTCTTTGGCTTCTTCTTTATCTGACCATTTTTTATACATTTCATAAAGTGCAGTGGCACCAGTTGCATCTGCTATCACCTCACCTGCTTGAACTAAAGTATCACCTGCATTAGATATAAAAGTTTTACTATCATTTACTGCTTCATTGTGAGATTCGTTGGCTTGTGCAAAATCTTCAGCAGCTGCCGCCTGATATTTTTGTGCTTCTGCTTCATTACCAAATAATGAAAAGAATCCAGCTGCAATCGTATTTCCTGCACCAGAAAGTAAATTGGCGTTTGCATTTACAAAATTACCCACAACATTTCTATCTTTTGCATTAGCTGCGAATGTTTGGTCAACAAGTACATCCTTTGCCTTTGCCGCCACTTCAGCAGCTGTTGGACCCGGTGGGGTTGTTGGGGGAGTTTCTGTCTTTACTTGAACAGGTGCCGTCTTTGCATTACTTTTTTTTATAGATTGTAAAACTAAATCAGGTTCATTAGTAAATAGTCCTTTATTTCCATCTACATCAACAGGACTTGAACTTGAGTTAGCGGTATAATTCAAACGTTTAGCTATTACCTGATTCATCTTCATTCCACTAATTTCTAAATCCAAATTAGCATCCATAAAGACAGAACTAACACCAACCACATCCAATATGGCCATCCCACCATCTCCCTTTGGTATAAAGTTCATATCCACAACAGTTAATTCAGTAGACCCTCCTGATTTTGTGCTTGATTCTTGGATTTGAAAATCCCAAATACCTCCGGCTGCGGATGACATCCCATTTAGAATTTGAAATAATGCATCTTTAACTAAAAAGTTTTTTGTTTCTAAAATACCTTTAACAAAATCCATATTTACATAAAGATTATCTAAAAGTCCCCATTCAAACGCATCCTTACTAACACCATTCATATCAGGTCCCACAAATTGTATTGACTTTTTATCAGCTACACCTGCTATAATTGGTGTTGGGGATGGAAAATATATATCTTCTATATTACATGGATTCGGCCTTTTTGTATCTACACTTGTAGTATCGGTGGTTGCTGCAGTAAATACAGAAAAGAATGGTGCTTTATTATTCGGTATGAACAATTTGCTTTTATCTGTAGAAAACATTAGCTTAAAAGCAGAACATACTGTATTTTCTGTGTTTACGTGGTTTTTTACCAATGTCTGTCCAATATAGAATCCCTCAGCCCCAATTGTATTTATTATTTTCATTAGGGTGCCAAATCTTATAAAGGATTCATCACCTATTAGGCGTGTACCAGATGGAACTTCAAAATTCTTATCTTCCGATTTTACTTCTTCATCATTTATAGAAAATCCAAAAATTTCAGTACCAGTAGTTGTATCATTTATATTTTCCTTTACATTTTCATCAACATTAATAAAATTTTTAAAGTTAGCAACAGTTTTATCGTTTATTAAGTTTGCAACTCTTTGACTTTGTTTATTTGATGGTAATCTATTAAATGCCATCATAAATCGTTTTCTACCCAAATCAGTTTCTGCATTAACTGCAGTTGGTTTAAAATATTGTCCAACTGGTTCTTCGTTTTTTTCAACAGCCTCTGAACTATCTGCTGCATTTAAAAATGCTGGGAGCTCTGTGAATCCTGTACATTTTACATTCATTGTCCATGTATCTCCATTCATAGCAATACTACCACCAGTAATAAATCCTAAATAGTTATCATAATGTCCGTTTGTATTTTTTCTTGCTCTATTGACAAGGTCGAACGATTGAAACGCACCTACATATCCAGCACTTAAATTTGGTTTATATGCGCTAACACCTGCTCTAGTGTTCCACCCAAACTCCAAAAAAATAGTATAGCCTGGTTCTAAAAAATACTTACATAAGGTATTTAATTGTGCTTTTGTATATGCAGTAATTGAAAATTCTGCTTTTCTAGATAGAGAACCAGCACCTTCATCTATTTGAATTGATGTTATTATAGGTGGTGGTCTAAATCCCCAAAAGTCACCAGATGCATTAACAGCTGTTGTTCCATCCCATCTTACACCAATTGTACCACTGCTAGTATTATTACCATAGATTGATGTACCTGTACTTCCCATTGCTTTAAACAATTGAAAATCAGGGTTGGAATAAATCATTAGACCTGCTCCAACTCCAGATGATGCACGTACCCAGCAATTTAGACGTGATACATAAACCAAATCATCTTTTCTTCTTGCTAATTCGGCCTGTACATGTGGTGCTATATTTGAAAAATATGGAAATGCTGACATAAATTAATTTGAAAATTCTGTTAATATTGCTAAATAGTTTTGTGGTATTCTTAATATTGTTCCATCTTTTAATCCTAATGGAGCATCGTGTATATTATTAGCTGCTGCTATAATCCACCAAAAAGTTGGGTTCTCATAATATTGCCAAGCTAAGGTATCCAAACGGTCTCCAGTTTCCGTCATTACATATATATCATCATCTCTCAATGGTATATTGGGATATATTCTACTTCTTAAAACCTCTTTACCATCAAAAGTTTTTTTCTTTTCATTATTTTCATATCTACTATCCATATTATTAAATATAATTTAAAATAATTATCCTCCCAATTTGAATGGTATTTTAAATTTATCAGCACCTAATTTAGATGTATTGAAATTTAAATTATTCATAAGATTTGCTGTTGAAAACGCAGGTTGTTCTGGCATTAGAAGTGGTGGATTTACCTTTAATCCACCAGCTGTTGGAACACCAGATGATGCTGCAGCAGTTGTTGGTGTATTAAAGATACTATCGAAACTCTTAAATTTAACAGATGAGAAATTTCCAAAATTATTAGCTTTGAATGGCTCGAATGATGTTTTAAATGGAGCAATACCAGCAATAGGATTTATACCACCATTAGGTGCTTTAAAATTACTTGATAATCCTAAGAAACCAATATTAGTTGAAGAAGCTCCACCAGCAATTACAGAAGTTATTCTATTAGCCGCAGATGCAGGTATTAAGCTTGTTTGTGAAGCTGCGTTTGTTAATTCCTTATTATTTTCTGTTTTTGGATTATCTGCTATTGAATTTGCTAATATTCCATTAGCGTTGTTAATATTACCAGCTATTTGAGAATTCTTAGATGTTTGTTCTTGACTAAGTAGTTTACTATTTATATTAACTCTTGGTAACTTATCAAATCCATATAGATACCCAGCTTCAGTATTACTTCTCTGCTCAACAAGTTTAAGAGTAATGGATACATCAACAATTTTTGGTAATATGTAATTATCTAATGAAGTTTCTTCTCCATTAATATTAAATTTAGAATCATCCGCTAAACCAGATGCTTCAGTAAATCCAACATGCCAAGGAGTATTATCGTCAATCCCATAACTTAAACTATCAATATAGCAAGCCCTATCTTTATACATATTTCCCAAAGTAAATTGTAAGAATGGTGCCCTAACACCAATACCACCAGCATAACCTTGTGGATATGCTAACGATGTTAGAAAGTTTAATCTCTGCCATGCAGCAACGTGTTGTAATGGTGTTGTTGAGTAAACTTTAAAATTAAATGTTACACTTCTTTCAATACCACTATAAGTGTAGTATTTAAATGGAGAACCAATAAATTGTGCACTATCCCAAGATGGTGTTGTTGATTCACTTAATCCAGTAATAGTTGCTCTAAAATTTACAGCAAGGCCAGATGATAATGACCTGAACTTTAATGTAACAAAATCATAATCATCCAAAACAGTACCATCTGCTAATTGTAAACTAGTTCCTTTATTTGGTGTATATTGGGTTTTTTCATTCAAAAAATCCATTCTTTCAGATGATTCAATACCCAATTTAGTTTTTAAAGTTACTTTTGGATTTACTTCGAAATTTTTAATTTGAGAATATGATTTAGAAAATGCACGTCTATCAACAGGAACACCAGTACCAACATTAAATTTCAATCTTTGAGATGCTTCATCCAAATTCATCAATACAGATGATAAATCATTTCTTAAAGCTATATCATCTTGAGTTTCATCAACAGTTCCAGAATAGGTAATTGTAGATTGTTCTGCATTTGATATAATAGGAGATGCCGATGGTACGGATACCCCATCACCTAAATTTATATTTGGAATTTTTACTCCAGGTATATTAAGTGAACCTATTTTTGATGTGCCGTTTGATATAGCTTGTTGACCCAATTTTCTAGCTCCAGCTAATTTACCTACAACATTTTCTTTTTGTTCTTTAAACTTGTTTTGGAATTTAGCAAACGGATTATTTAAATTTCCAAATGGTGTTTTAATTTCGGAACTAACCGGTGGTACTGGTTGGGATAGCTTATTTACTTGTGCTTGCGCTACACTTGGAGGGGATACCTTTCCTTCTTCAATTAATTTATATAATGTTGATAAATCATACCTTAAATTTACATCGGTATTTTTTAAATCAATAGTTGTTGAATAATTTTTAGCACTTGAGTATAATCCAGAACCATTATTATTTCTTGCTAAGTTTTGAGTAGTTGGATTTGGTGAACCAAATAATAAATCACGTAAAGCATTTTTTCCACTTTCTACTAAATTTCCTACAATTGCATTTCCAATTTGCTTAGGAGTACCTCTTAAACTATTTTTTAATAAGTTTCCTACAAAATTTCCCTTTGCATCATTTCTAATTTTAGCAAGGGTTATCATTATATCTGGTTCACTACTACCTTTAAAATCAGAATTTATTACAATTTTGCTTGGAATAATATCACCTGGTAGTTTTACCCCAAGTGTAGTTAGTGCGTTTTCACCAATTTGTTTTATTTTTTGTATAGTACCACCTACCAAACCACCAGAAGATACTCCTTCTGGATTTACAGAATCTTTCATAAAGACAACCATATCTGTCTTTTGAGTTGTCAATTTAGTAATTGCAGTTCCATAAATTATAGGAGCTGATAGTTTATTGATAATTCTTACACCTGTTACTTCCTGTTCTAATCTACTTTCACCTATCCTTGTTGATAACTTTCTTCTTACTTCAGTAGCTGCTTTAAATGAAAGATTTAATCCTCCAATAGCTGGTGTTATCGGTGCATCTTTACTATTACGAATATCATATTTTACTTGAGCAGTTTGCCCATTTTGTAAAATTTTCTTCTTAAATAAGTCTTCTATACTTCTACCCATTATTTAGCGTATGAATTTTTATTACTTCTATCAACATAAGATGATACTCTTGCTGTAACACTTGCGCCATCCATATTAACTGCTATTTTACCTGCATTTAAATCTGCTCTCAGCCCTTTAATTTCATTTATTAACTCGTCCATATCAGACCCACCAGCTTCGCCACCTTCACCACCACCTCCTAATAACTCACCACCACCCAATGCTAAGAATGCACCAACGGCAATCATACCAGGAATAGCCATAATCGATGCCATAGCAAATCCCATCAATGATAATGATAATGCTCCAAATCCAGCAGCCATTGCCAATAAACCAGCTGCATTTTCTAAACTAAACAATGGAAGTACTTGTGTCATAAATTGTGCTATACTACCAATTATTGTTGAAATACCACCAGCAACTGCTGTTATAACACCTACAATTACATTTCCAATTGAGGTAACAAGCGGTGCTAGTAAACTCAAAGCAAATGTTAAAGGTATTAAAGATACACCAAATGCCGCAATTAAAGCAACGCCTAAGAATGGAAGACCTGTTGCTGCAGCTGTACCTATTGCTGTTAATCCCGCGGCCAAAGCACTTAATCCAATTCCAGCACCAACACCACCTAATGCAACAGCTGCCAATCCAATTGCTCCAGCAGTCATTAAAGCAAACCCAGCAGCTGCAACAGATAATGTTAATGCGCCAACAAACGCAGTACCAGTTCCCATAGCTTGTAAACCAATTCCAATAAATTCCAAACCAATACCGGCATTAGCACCAAATGCACCAAGCGCCATCATTGATGGAATACCAATAACCATAAGAGCTAATCCAGCTGCAGTAGGTATAAGGTTTAGTGCTCCAAATAAAACTTTTGCACTACCCATTTCTTTCAATCCTGCTGCTAAACTTGTTAATCCACCACCACCTCCTTCAGGAACAGGTGGGATTGGACCTCCACCAGGACCGGGTGCTGGACTTGGAATTGGAGATGGTGCTGCTCCACCTCCACCAAATAATCTACCTATAATTGGTATTTTGGATGCCATACCTTTTACATCAAATCCCATTTGTGCAAAAGAACCACCTAATTGTGCACCAGCCATCACCATACCACCTAAAGCTTCTAATGATGTACCCAAATATTTGTTTAATCCAGCATCTATGGCTTCACCAGCTAAACTGAATTGTCCACCAATAGTACCTGCCATTCTTGCAGCTTCTTCTTCAGCACTAACCATCTTTTGAAGTTCAGCTACGGAAGTACCTAATAATTCTGCAGTTGCTTTCTTTGAGTAGTAATCCATTTGATTAAATCCATCGATACCACCCAACGCACTTAATGTTTCTTTAGTTGCACCAGCTATATCACCAGAATAAGCCAATTGTCTAGCTTTATCCAAATTAATATCTTTACCCAATAAAGCACCTAATTCCAACTCCTTTGTAATAGATGTTTCAAAATCAAGAAGGTTGTCAGCAATTCCGGACATTGTTTTTAAATCAACACCCATCTTCTTAGCTGCCGCACCTGCTGCAATTATATTCTTACCACCATCTTTTCCAAATAATGCAAATTCTTCTGCTGAATTTGCTAAATCAGCCATTAAATCAGATGGTATTATTCCATTTTGCATTGCAAATTCTTGCGTTGCTTTTGTTAGGTTTAGTGCTGTTTCTTCACTACCATCATTTAATCTTGCAAATGAACCTGCTAATGATGCTGCTTCAACACCACTAATACCCATATTTGCCGATATTAATGAAATTGAAGCTTGCAATTCTCCAGAAACATTATTCATACCACCAAATTGGGCCGCTAATTCCTTTGCATTAGCTACTGCATTATCATCTAAAAATGCTAAAGCGGTTGTACCAGCTTCACTTAGACCACCTAATTGAGAACGAACTTCTCCCATTTTATTGGCCAACATACCTGCGCCAATTAAAACAGTACCAAAAAATCCAGCAGGACCAGATGTTAGTGTTGCTGCGGTATCTAATATACCATAAAGAGCTTTATTAATACCATCATAAACATCCAATTGTGCTTTCAATTGCTCTTTTTGACCATCTGTCATATTAGAGTAATTTTCAGCCAATCTATTTTGAGCATCTAAATTATCAAGTATTTGCTGGTCTATTCCTTGAACACCATTCAATGAATCTAATAAATCTTTATATTCTTCATTTAAGGATTGTTTTGCAACTACATCGGAAATGCTTGTTTGGGCTAAATCCCTATTTATTTCCGCCATTCTATTTAAAGTTTTCTCCTGGTCAGTAGTTATTGAGTCACTTGCAATAGTTTGTATCATTCTTCTTTGTTCCAAATCTGATAAAGATTTGTACATAGAACCCAACGATTTGTTTTGGTCTTCTTGAGCTTTATATCCTTGTAATCGTTCTTTATTTACTTTTTTTAATTCTTCTGCTGCTTCGGCAATTAATCTTCTTTGAGTTTGTAGATGAACATTTAGACCAGCGGCACCCGCATTTATACTTCTTTGTAAAGTTTCTTCATTTACTTTTAATTCCGCAATCGTTCTTAGTAGTTCTACTCTATCTCTTTCCACAGATATTATTATTTATATTTGCTATATTTTTTTATTTCGTCACGTAGTTTATCACTATCTGCTTGAATTTTAGCCATAATATCTACTATATCCTGTGGAAGTTGATTTTGTCTTGCCTTTTCCAATGCTTTATTTGTTGTATTGGCTTTTAATCCATCAAAAAATGAATTAACAAAATTTGAAGCTGCGCCAAATAATCCTTCTTTTTGTATTTGCTTAGACATAGTTTTCTTATTTATATTGTATAAATATTCAAGTAAACAAAAAGTGAGGATTATCGTATCCTCACTTTAGGTGTTTTTGTTTTTGCTTTTGCTTTTTTTATTTCGTCAGCCTCTTTTTTCTTCAAATCTACTAATTTATTAAAATAGAATCTTCTAAGATAAGTTGGCATGAAGTAAACATCTGACCAAGTAAATCCATTACCATGTTGAACCATATCCCAAATCTGCGAATGTAGTTGGGTTCTATAATCAGGTGGTAGGGTAAAAAAAGCCAATCCCAAATGGTATATCAAGTGCCTCCGTCTCACCTGTTATATTAGATGTAAATGTAAATTTCATATCCAAATCAGGACTTATTTCTCTTACATAGGCTCTAAATGATTTTGTATCTTTTGCTAAAAATTCATTCATTACAAATTTATTAATATACCCTCTATCAGAATTTCCATCAACTGATACAATCATATATTTTAAACGAGTTGTAACATCAAATGATGCCCCACTATTTTTATTTAATTTTTCCAAAGCTTGTAACTCTCTATTAATCTCCTGCTCATCACCATGCGTTAATAATTTAAATTCAATTTCTTTACCACTTACCGGTAATGTGAATTTATATTTATTAGATGAATTTAAAAGAGATTCATTAATATCTTTAGTTTGTACTTTTGATAAATCAATTATCTCTTTTTGTTTTTCGTATGTAAATGGGTCAGTAATTTCTACGTCATATTCAGGTCCATAGGCTAAAATACGAGTAGCCATTAAGATTGCATTCTTATCACCAACCAATATATCGTTTGGATTTACACCAGGCTCAACTACTACTGATTCAAATAACTTATCCAATACCATACCTTTTTTGATAAGACTTTGGTTAGCAAGAATATCTTCTTCTCTTGCTGTCATATATTTTAATTCAATTGTACCTTTCTTTAAAGGGTGTGATTCTGGATAACCCAACCCTTTCGATGGTAATTCGATTGTTTCGGTTGGGAATTCAAATATAAAAAACCCCCACCATTTCTGATGAGGGTTGTCCTTCGGTAGCTTCCGTAAGGAATATTTTTAGAATTCTAAGATTGCGTAATCGTAAGCTAATGTTAATTCGATTGTTGCAGGTTCGTTAGAATCAAATGCAACATCTCCAAAGTTAGCTGATGTGATAAATGCACCTTTTATTTTCCACTGCTCAATTTTATCACCAACAGGACCTAACATATAGAAATCTATATCTTTTTTATAGAAGTCCGCATATCCACGTCTACCAGTAATTGATTCATGACCTAAACGTACCCACTCCATAACAGATTGAGCTGCTGATGGTACAATTGGGTCATAAAGGGTAACAGTAATATCTTGCCACTCACCTTTACCTTGCAATTGTCTTTTTATGTTTATGTGGTCTAAAGTTACCTTTTCAAATTGAATTGAAGGTCTTGCCGCTGCTTTTACCATGTAGCCAGGAACACCGTCCCACTCCATAATATAGCGATTCTTCATTTTAGGTTCGAAGTTCGTATAGAACATCTTGTCAAACTCTAATATTTCTGCCATTTTGTTTCCCTTTTATTTTATATTAATAAATATTACCTTACTTTGTTTTCATATTATGCGGAGAAAGATGCCCCAGTTGGTAAGATGTTGAAATCAATTACGATGAATTCAGCTGTCTTAGCCGGTTGTAGGAATATCTGTCCTGCTAATATGTTTCTATCAATTACATCCGGTGTGTTGTTGGTTTCATCCATTACAACTCTGAATGCGTATAACCCTTGTCTTTGTTGAATTGCCTCTAAGTAAGGATTCACAGTGTTTAAGAATCTTGCTCTAGTTGTTGAAGTATTTTGTTCAAATACTAAGAAACGAGATGTAGATGCTACAAACTTCTTCAAGTTGATAAGTAATCTTCTTACGTTGATTCTATCTAATGCTGAAGCCTTATCTTGCAATGTCTTCTGTCCAAATGCTACAATACCTTGTCCAGGGAATGCTGCGATTGGGTTTACTTTGTTCTCATATAGAGTATCTCTTTCAGAATGTGTTAATCTATTCAATACACTAACTGCTCCAATGATACCACCTCTATTTAAACCAGCAGGTGCGAACCATTCTGCCGCCAATCTATCGTTCTGAGCGTAAACCGCTGGAAGTAAAACTGATGGAGGAACAGTTGTTAATTTATTTGTGTTGTTATCCACTGTCTTAACCCAAGGGAAGTAAGTACCAACATAGTTAGAATCTACTTCAGCTGCTTGTTCAGTTGCTACAGTTATTGATGCGTTGTAATCAGTAAAGTCAGCAATATAGAAACAATCTTGTCTATCTTCTACCATATCAATTACTTTTTGAGTAATAGATGGGTGAAGTTCTCTAACAATACCAGGAGTTACAACTAAGTTAATATCCCACTCATCAGGATTAGATACAGCATTAATTGCTTTTGTGTATGCTACTGAACCACTTGCTGATGCGTTTGAACAATTGAATCCTTGCGTATTTGAGTTACCCCAACCAGTTTCACCAGCTTTAGCAGGTTTTATAGTTGGATTAGTACCATCAAATCCAAATTGGAATGCTAATACAAATTGTCTCTTAACCATATCATCAGATTTAGAACCTGTCATTTGATATGATAATTGAGAATCAAATGCGAATACTGCGTTTGCTCCAGTTTCTGCATCAACAGGAATTGGTTTCAAATATTGAGTATTATCAATTGAAGTGAAATCAAATCCAGAATAATAAATTGGAGATGATGCTGTATTGTTAGCAGATGCTGTTACATAAGTAACCGAAGGAACTTTAGCAGCTATTGTAGCATTACCACAATAAATAGGATTGGTATATGCACCATGTCCAAACGGTGCTGCTGATACTGGGAATGAACCTGGTTCAGAAACCACAACTCTTACGAATTTTGATTTGTTTGAATAGTCACCATTTTCAGTAATTTTTCCTGATGTGTCGATTGTAAGGTATCTATCACCCACTCTCTTAGCTATGTAGTTTGGAGATGATGGGTCTAAGTTTACATTATTATATGTTTCTAATACAGTCTTTCTTTTATCGGTATCAGAATATCCTCTAATGGTTAAAGTAAATGTTGAATAATCGGTTGAACCATCTTCACCAGCTGCTTTAACATTAGAAATACCAACTTTTAACTTTTGGTTATATAATGTACCATGTCCTAAAGTTACAAATTTGAAAAGGTCAAATCTTTCACCAGAAATTGCTTGAGATTTAACCATTGGAGTTTCAGCTTCTTTTGCATCTAATGCAAAATTTTGTGTTGGAAGAATTTGTGCAGATATTACAGTTTCACTTACAGCTGAACCTGTATAGTTTAAAGTTGAATCTTCAAAATATGCATATACATAAGCTGCTTTAGTTCCGTATGGAGATTCTCCCCAAACATCAGAAAGGTCATTAGTTGCTGATGGAAGAATAGATGCACTATTGAATAATCCAGATGCAGATACTGCAAATGAACCAGAACTAGCTAAAGTATCAGAAATAGTTGCTCCTGTAAATCCAAAAGTTTGAAACCCATTTGATGTGTTAAATAATACACCAATCATTTTTTGTCCTAATCCAGCAGAACCAGATGCCATAATTGCTAAAGGAGCTGCTTGCTGGTATCCACCAATTCCCGCTACTCTTACAATTGTTGCTGTTCCAGCTTCTCTTAGATAGTTTTGTACTGCATATTCAGTATAATAAGTTCCGTCAGGTGTTCCGAAGATTTCTTCAAACTCCGATTGTGTTCTCACAATAGTTGGAACGAATGCAGGTCCTTGCTTAAAAGGTCCTACGAATGCTGCTCCAATTTCTCCTACTCCTTGCGCTAAGAAGGATAGGTCATTTTCTCTTGTGAATACGCCAGGTGATACGATTCTTTCTGCCATTTTATTTCTCCAATTTGTATTTTAGGTTTGTATTTATTAATGTTATAAAAATACACATATAAATATAATGAAAAGACCCAAAACACAATTTTAATATTAATGTTTGGGTCTTTTTAATATTTGAACTAAAAACCATTATTCTGGTTGTGCCATATATCTTGCTTCATTAGCAAGTGGGTCAGGTGTTACTGAACCAGATAATGAACCAGTATACCAAGGTAATTCATATTCATTTACGCTGGTAACAGTATATTTCTGCCCATCAATATCTTTCTGAATTCTACCCATAATATGATTCCAGTAATTTGTAGATGGGTTAGAACCACTTACATGATTTTTAATCCATCCCAATACTTGTTCTTGAGTAAGTTCACTATACGATGTGAATGAATCAACATTTACATCTGCTGCTGGAAATGGTGTAGCTCCTTGAAAACTACCACTATATCCATCAGTATCAATTACTTTTACTTCCCATTGAGTGCCAATGATAACACCCTCAAGTCCATTATAATTTTGCTTTTTTAGACTTTTAAGACTCCATTGTTCTGTATATGCCATAATATATTTCTTTTATGTATAAATATGTGTATTTTTTAAAAAAGGTAACCAATTATTATTTGTTTATAAATTCATAAACTATTTTTTTCAATTTTTCAATTTCCGAACTTTGTTCTTCGATAATTTTTTGTTGTTCTTTTACAGATTGAATTAATACAGGAACAATTTTTTCAAGTTGTACAGTTTTATAATTCTGTCCAGATAATGATTTACCATCAGAAAGTGCATCAAACGGAGCTGGTTTAATAGCTTGTGGTATTACTCTTTCAACTTCTTGTGCAATAACTCCAATATCATGTCTATCTTCAGGATAAAATCCTAAACTGTCAACAATAGGTTTCCAATCAAAATAAACACCTCTCAATTCGTTTAACATTTTTAATGCATTAGGAATTGTAGTGATATTTTCTTTCAATCTTTCATCAGATGAATATGCTACAACGTTACCAGCTGCATACATATTACCAGATGGGTCTAATTGCCATCTATTTGCTGACATAGACCATCCACCAATACGAATAACGTTATCACCATCCAATCCCATATTTGTTGCATATACACCCGTCTTATGCCAAGAGAAGAATGCCGAGTTATTACCTTCCGAATATGCTTGTAAGTTACCTGTATTGGTACTACCATTATAGTAACCTCTGTTTACGTTAAATTGGAATTGGTTGTTTGATTGTGAGAAACCACCATTTGTGTTAGTGTATCTAAATCTACCATCACCAGAACTTGAACCAAAATAGTATCCAGTATCATTTCTATCATAGAAGATTTGTGCCTCTATTGAGTTTTCAACATAAACAACGTTACCATTATGCCAGTTAAGATACATTGGGTAACCATTACGAGAATCAATGTGTAAGTTACCATTTGATGTGAACATACTTGCCCAGCTATCAACTCTACTATTTGTACCAACTCTTAGATAAGCTCCCCACCACCAGTTAGGTCCGTGAAGTGCACCACCTCTCATTCTTAAACCTTGGTCATCGGTATTATGTGGGTCTAAATAGTATCCAGTATCTTGGTTATCATAGAATATTGGTGCTCTTAACGAAGAACCAGCTTCTAAATATTGGTCTACATAAACACCCCATCCGGTAGTAACCATTCTTCTAGAACCATTATAGTACATTTGTAATTCACCACCACTCATATACCAAATCCAACCATAAGATGTATCATGTAGACCAAAGTTATGACCTAAAGTACTCATTAAGGTATATCTACTACCTACACCATACCCATACCATCCGTTTCTACCACCACCATAAGTTGCGATATGTCCATACGGGTTACCCTCACATTCAGGAGACCAAATACCATGTCCATAATCATTCCAATAAACACCAGTACAACCTTGCGGTCTAAACCAGTTGTTTGCCATCACATAGTGAAGTTGCGATGAAGATGCTGGGTCTATATAGTATCCCGTATTATTACGGTCATACATTATAGTTGCATATAAACCACTAACACCATAAATGTCATAACCATTCATTTCTAACCAATAATACATTCTTATTGGTCTATTTGAATAATATTGTAAATAAATGTCATTTCCACAGAAAGAATCTATGTGTAAGTTACCTGAAAGATAAATTCTACCACAACCATTTCTAGCATATAGATATTCTGCTACATTTACTCTATAAAATTCAGATGTGGAGTCAGGATTTACATAATATCCAGTATTATTTGCATCATAGTATCCACCAGCATATAACCAACCACCACTACCATCATTACGGTCATGCATTGCAACAGTTGTCCATCCAGACCAACCACCCCAGGCATTTCTAAACCTTAAGTTACTTATCGGACCTCCAACCAACTGCCAACCAGTGTTACTATTTCCACCATACGCATAGTGGAACGCTTGTGTACCAACCCAATGGCTTGTTCCGCTAGGTTGGTTTCCAGGGTTTGACCAAGAATCAATAAAGCCGGAGCCCCAAGAGGCTACTGAATTCATATCAGTTGTACCCCAACCCATTGAACCAACCCAATAAGCAGTATCTGATGTATAATCGTTTCTACGGAAGTTACCTCTGCCGGTCAATCCAATTCTCATTTTAGAGTAATCATCCAAGCCATTCCATCTACTATCACCATCACCATTAAAATAAAATGAAGTATTGTGGTCATAATATATAGCTGCTCTAACTTGGTTATCGGAATACACTCCGTAATCGGTAATTAACGCTCTACGGTTACCTGCCCAATATAAGTTAAGGTCACCACCACTCATATACCAAATCCAACTTCTGCTATTATCATGCATACCAACGTTATCGCCGGTTGTTGTCATTAATACATAACGAGAACTAATACCCCATCCGTACCATCCATTTCTACCACTACCATAAGTGTTTACAGTGCCATAAGTGTTTCCGGCACATTCAGGAGACCAAATACCTTTATCATAAGATTGTAAATAAATACCAGTACATCCTTGTGGTCTGAACCAGTCGTTTGCATACACCGTTCTTAATTGTGTAGAACCATTAGGGTCTACATAATATCCAGTATCATTTCCATCGTACCAATATCCAGCATAGAATGTACCACCACCGATGTTTCTACCATACAGCATTATCTCATACCACGGACGAACAGTACCACCCCACTTACCTCTTAACCACCAACGGCTATCAGCATCTCCAGCACCAACCATTTGCCAGCCATAAGCAGTTCCACCACCAGATGTTGCATAGTGTTGACCAGAAACAATACCTTGAGCATGAACATATCCACCACCTTGCGGGTGGTCAGTTCCACTACCCCAAATATCCCATCCACTAAATCCAGCTTCCCAAGCACTTGCCCACGTACCATAAGATGTACCCCAACCCCACGTACCAGTCCAATGGTTTTGGTCTGATGTAATATCTCTACGGGTTGTAAGCATTCTACCTAAGTTAAATGCTGCTCTACGAGTATAATCAGTAATTGCGTATAAATTAGTTGTACTTCTAGGGTCAACATAATATGATGTATCATTATAATCATACATTAGTTGAGGTCTAATACCACCACTACCAGGTATTTGAATTGTATTACTACCCTCACCCATATACATTGTCATAGATGAATTGTTACCATACCAATGTTGTGCCTCAACTACATAAGCTGAGAAATCCCAACGAGGTTCATTGTTTACGTTATTAACAAGTTTAATTCTATTAGTTACATCATAGTTTCTACGAGATGTTCCAGCCGGGTCATCATAATATCCTGTATTATCTCTATCGTAAAATCTATATGCATATAAATCAGAACCTAATGTTAAGTTACCACCAATAAATGCTCCACCGGCAAATCCAAAACGAGAGTAAGTTGTACCATTATTTCTCAATGCTAAGTGATGGTCATATCCACTTCCATACTCATAACCCAATCCGTACATATTACCGATTGGCCAAGATTCACCAATAGTCCAAATTACTTTAGATGATGTACCATTTACATTGTAATCACCCATCATACCACCACTATTCCTACTTACCAAATAGTTGCTATACCATACTCTACCAGCAAAGTTACCTTCGTTCATGTTAGAATATCCTGCAGGATTTGTATAATATCCTGAGTTATCACTATCATAATAAATTGGAGAATACATTGCTCCCAATCCCTGAACATAATCGTATGCAATTAACCAACCATCAATTCTAAGATTAAGATTACCACTATCCGAACTCATACGGAATTCACCAGCCCCACCAATAAGGTCAATACCAGATTGAGAATCCCAATGTGTATTAGTTCTCAATCTCATAGTACCTCCATTTGCGTAAGGCATTCTTATTTCAGAACCAAAATCTCCAAAATATGCTGAGTTTGTATCGTAGAATATTGGCGCTTGTACATAGTTTACACCATAGATGTCTCTACTTCTAAGAACTTGAAGGTCACCAGAAATCCAGCTATATGAATCGGATTCGATTGCTACCGAACATAAGACCAAGAAGAACCACCAGTACCAATTACGATACAATATCTACCATCTTTAACACCAACTCTAACTTGCTTATCAGTATATCCTACAACGTTTGCATTATAGTTATACCATGCACCATTCCAGTTATGTCCACCAACTATTACGGTTGCTGCCGCACTTCCATTATATTCATAAATGTCAATTACAGCATGAATCATACCATAGTTACCAATTCCACCAGGGAATTTAATAACTACTGCTCCAGTTGTTCCACTAGAACCCCAAACAGCGTAAGGTCTACCAACTATATTTCTTTGTTTGATACCACCAGCTATTCTTAATGAAGTTGCAGTTGTATTAGGGTCTATAAAATAGTTAGTGTCATTATAATCATAGAATATATTTGCTCTTAAATCACTAAAGTTTGTACCAGAACTACCACCACCATTGATACCACCATACAACCAGTTATATCCAGCAGAGTAAATACCAGATGGATGCCAAGATGCGTTTCCAGTTCCACCAACGTTACCATTACCTCTATAAGAATATGAATAAACATCATATAAGTTAGATGTACCATTCGGGTCTAAATAATATGCTGTATTATTGTAATCATAAAAAGATGTTCCTCTTACTTGTGCCGCAGATGCAAAGTTATTATTTGTCCAAGTCCAAGATGCACCATAGTTAGGTCCATCTAATTCAAAAGTTATGTTTGCACTTCTTAATCGTAAGCCATAATAACCAGCTAATTGAACCATAGAACCACCAAAAGGTCCTCCAACATTAGAACCACCCAATCCATACCAAGGTGCATTATTTGTTGTATCACCAAAGTTATTGTAAAGCGTAAAGTATCTACTAGCAAATGTGTTTACTAATACCGAATTACCATTAGGGTCAACTCTATACGTTGTATCATCATTATCATAAAAAACAGGAGAGCGCATTGATGCTACTGCCCAAAGGTTACCAGATGTATCACCATAAGTTACGTTTGAACCTCCACTATTTCTGAATATAAATGAACCAGCGTATTGGAAATACCAGTTAGTACTATGATATTGAATCTTACCTGCAAATTCACCTGTCCATGTAGATGAATCACTTCTCCAATCACCAACAGTTCTTATTGATTGAGTTGATGTTGGGTCAATGTAATATGCTGTATTGTTTCTATCATAATAAATATCTGCTAAAAATGCACCAAAGTTATAGGTATCTCCATTTGGTTGCATTCTAAATCTTTCCGAATTATTATATGCAAATCTTAAATAATTTGATGCACCACTATCCGTTAAGATATTCCATCTATTACTTTGGTCCGATGAGTAAAGATTTAATTGGTCATCCCATCCAGCTCCACTTGCTACAATATCAGTTCTTCTAATACGAGAAGTACTGTTTGGATTTAGATAATAATTGTTATCATCTATATCTCTAAACAATGTTCCTCTCACCTCACCACTTACAAAAACATTTGTATTAAATGTTACTGCGGTATGTTGTGCTAATGCAGATAATGTGTATATTGGTGACATTGTCATTGATGCCAAATGACTTCCTACACCACCACCATGGCTAAACACTCTTATTTTAACAGTGTATGAGTTTCCAGATGAAACTATATGAGAAATTGGTATTCTAAAGGTACTATTTCCAGAATCCCATGCAAATTCTCCAATGGAAATATTATCTGCAATAGGTCCCATAACATCGGATACTCTACTTGTATTTGCATAGATGTTATTACCGGGATTTGTACCAATTGCAAAACTTTTGGTTAATTTACCAGGTGTATTTTGGAATGAATATGTTCCTGTTATTTCAACTTCAATATAACCCCAAAGAGATACGTTACCTATTCGTATATCAAATGCTTGGTTAGCTGTACCATTCGGGAAAGAAATTCCAAATAATCTTTCACCATAATTGCTATCTAATCTATGTATGCTTACAACATTAGTATTTAAAACAGATGTTGATGCTGGGTTTAAATAATAGTTTGTATCATCAGAATCATAGAATATTGGTGCTCTAAATGAACCCGGTTCATATGTATAAGTTGAGTATTTTTCCAATGCTCCACCAGTTGCACCACCACCAAATATTCTAGTTATACCACCACCTGCATTACCATAACCAATAAACATACCATCATTACCGGCATTAGAACCATTATTTCTAATAACTCTTACACTAGCATAAACATCTGATGTTGCTGTATCAAATGCATTATATATTCTTAACCCATATAGATTCGAGCTTCCTGCTGGGTCTAAATTATATGAGTTATTATTTCTATCAATTATTGAATCTGCATAGATATTTCCAATTTGTGTGTAGTTACCAGATGTATCCCAAGTTCCTCTCCTAGTTGTACCTTGGACTATTTGTAAATTACCAGCAGAGTTTGTTGTTAAATCATCAGGAGATTCATATATTCTCCAAAGGTTTCCACCAGCCCAATTAATACCTTCGTTTGGACCAGGATCATTAAATGTCAATGCATTAACTTCAGTAATGTCATTGTTATTCATATCTAATGTACCATTCAATATTAAACCTGCGAAAGTTGGAGAATCCGTAGTTCTAATATTTTGGTTCATTAAGTAAACTTCGGTTGCTCCTTGTCCCGTATCAATTGTACCACTAAGAACAACGTTACCAGCTACTTCTAATGTATTATCTGCATACCATCTATCAGTTGATTCATTCCAATAGAAAGAAACCGTTGATGATGAACCTCTCCTTACTTCAATACCAGCATTTTCAGTTGGTGCACCAGATGCAAAATCAGCATTTAATGTGATGATATTATCACCTACATTTAAAGTTGTTGTATTAATATATGTTGTTGTACCACTTACAGTAAGATTACCACTAATTGTAGCGTTACCAGTTACTGCTAATGTAGTACCATCAAAAGTTAAATTTGCTTCAACTGTACCATTTGGTGCAGTTCCATCTAATGTGATTACACCATTATTAGTTGTACCAGTTAATGCTAATAATCCAGAAGAACCTGATGTACCTTGTGTACCAGAAGTTCCCGATGTGCCACTTGTTCCCGAGCTTCCACTACTTCCACTTGAGCCACTTGTACCACTACTTCCACTACTTCCACTTGAACCACTACTACCGGATGAGCCAGATGAACCACCACTACCAGAACTTCCAGTTGTACCACTTGACCCAGATGTTCCCGATGAACCGCTAGTTCCCGATGAGCCACTACTTCCAGATGAACCACTTACTCCACTACTACCAGAAGTACCACGTGTTCCACTTGAGCCACTAGTTCCACTACTACCACTCGTACCTGCTGCTCCACTACTACCAGACGAACCAGACGAACCACTACTACCAGACGAACCAGCCGTACCATCTTTTCCAGATGTACCACTACTTCCACTCACTCCACTACTTCCACTTGTTCCAGCAGAACCACTTGTTCCATCTTTACCGCTACTTCCGCTAGTTCCAGATGAACCACTTGAACCACTACTTCCAGATGAACCAGATATACCTGAAGTACCTGATGACCCAGATGACCCACTACTTCCACTTACTCCGCTTGAACCACTTGTACCAGAAGAACCACTTGTACCAGCACCTCCAGAAATACCACTACTTCCAGATGAACCGCTTGTACCGGATGAACCACTACTTCCAGATGAACCGGATGTTCCAGAACTTCCGCTTGTGCCACTACTTCCACTTGAACCAGAAGAACCACTACCACCACCAGCACCAGTTAAACCAGAAGAACCACTTGAACCAGAAGTTCCACTACTTCCACTACTACCGCTAGAGCCACTTGAACCAGAAATACCAGATGAGCCGGATGTACCTGTACTACCAGATGTACCCGCAGTTCCACCTGCTCCACTCACACCACTACTACCGCTAGAACCAGAAGTTCCACTACTTCCACTTGAACCACTTACACCACTACTTCCGCTAGAGCCACTTGAACCAGAAGTTCCTGTTAAACCAGAAGTTCCAGATGAACCCGATGTTCCAGTAGTTCCAGATGAGCCGCTTGAACCATCTTTACCACTACTTCCCGAAGAACCACTACTACCGCTTGAACCAGATGTTCCACTACTTCCACTTGAACCAGAACTTCCAGAAGTTCCTGAAGAGCCGCTTGTCCCAGAAGTACCACTACTACCGCTTGTTCCAGATGAGCCGCTTGTTCCAGATGAGCCACTTGAACCACTACTTCCAGAAGTACCTCTTGTTCCGCTTGAACCAGAAGTTCCTGATGTACCACTACTTCCGCTTGAGCCACTTGAACCACTACTTCCCGATGTGCCAGAAGTTCCTGATGTGCCAGAAGTTCCTGATGTGCCAGAAGTTCCACTTGAACCACTACTTCCCGATGTACCTGATGTACCAGAAGTACCAGAAGTTGCTGCTGCAAATCTTCTACTAATTCTACCGGTAGTTGTATTCAATACCAACACTTCATTTGTTGTATTATCAGTTGGTATTGTATCTCCGGTTACTACTATCGAACCACTTATGTTTAAACTACCAGTAATTTCTTGTCTATCAGTAACATTATCACCAAATTTGTTTGAACCAGTAGCATATATTATTGATGATGAAATAAATGTTGTATGTAATTCAGTAGCTGTAATTTTTCCACCTACTGTTAGATTACTACTGATATTTGCACTCCCAGTTAGAATTAAAAATTCATTTATAGTAACACCTTTATTAATTTCCAAACCTCTGTTTGGAGATATTTGAGCGATTGCTGAACCTGATTTAATTCTATTAATGTCACCAATAGATTCAGCGGATATATTCGTAATTCCACTACCGTCTCCTCTTAAAAAAGATGCAGATACAGATCCAGAAATGTTAAGTCCTCCTGTTATTTGTGTGTTTGCACTTATTACAAGTGAAGAACTACCCGGAGAATCAATTGTACTAACTTCAATTATTGAAGCGGAAAAAGCTGCTGCATTAACAATACTTACTGATTTTGGCGAAGCGTTAATAACAGGGCTTCCACTAACATAAAGTGATATTACGCTAGAACTTATTTGATTTAAACCATTTGGGTCAATACCTATGAAACTACTCATCTATTTATTTTAGTTTTAACTCAACTCCAATGCTGAAACAATTATATCTGCTGAAGAAACAAGTGATGATGTTACGGAAAGAAAATCATTTGCTTCTAAAACAACTTTTTGCTCTCCACCAACCAAAACAGTTGATGAATTTGGTGTGATGAGAGCATCCTTCACTAAATATACAGTTTTATTTTCCGAACTATCTCTAGCCATTACACTAACTGATATATTATTTGAATTTATATTTGCTACACTTACACCTATGATTGTAGTTGTTGTTGCTGATGGGGTTGTGTAAGCTACAACTCCAGTTGTACCCACTCCACTCGTCATACTATTTTTAAATACGTTTGCCATTTATTTTATATTTTAACCTAAAGCTATAGCGTATGCCAAAGCTGTATCTAATACATTTACATTATTAACATAATACCCACCATTCAATGAATAAAATGAACCAGTCATTTGCATTGAACCAGTAGCTAAAATTGAACCGCTTACAACAAGTTTATTACTGATAGTTAAATTATCAAATGATGCCTGTTGTACATCGATTGTTCCCTTAAACGAACCAGTCAATGAACCAGTAAAAGAACCACTCAAATCCGCATAAGCGTTATTTCTGTCTTGAATGATTGAACCTGAAAATATGGGGTTATGGATTACCATTTATTCTATTTGTTAGTTTTATAGATATAAATATAAACCTATCCTTATTTAAGGTTTTACCGGCCACTCAATACTAAATGGATTTGATTGATTTGTTATATCTCTTAAATTTTGTCTATATGTTGCCCAAATCTCTTTGGTTTCTACTGAAATGTCTCCTAATTGTGTCCAATCGCATTCTTGTAATAGAGAATTTCTTATTTCTCTAATTTCATCCCACTTAAATTCTATTCTTGAATTTATTTCTTCTGATAAAGCATCGGTAATTTCCCAATTTTGATAATAAACACCTTCCACTAATAATGGTGCCCCTTCTGAAATATTTTTTGTATGATTGCTGGGTTTTGGAGTAATTCTTACTTCAAATATATTGAATTCATTCATTACTTCATCTGTCATTTGTGATGGAAAGCTAGAATGTGGATTATCTACTCTTAATTGTTGTAAAGAGTATGGATAAATAATTTCGTTATTTATAATTCTTAAATACATATTATTTCCAATTTACAGGTATTGATGCAAAGTTAGATAAGTTTATACAATTATTAAATGCATCTGTACCCGCTGGTGTAGGTGTTCTATTCCATAATTCAGGAGCTGTTCCAGTTAATGCATTTGAAGTAGAACTCATATTATAAACACTATTAAAAATTGTAACTTGTGTATTATTTGTAAATTGCAAAACATTTGTCAATGCCCTACAGTTACGAAATGTTGATGAAAAGTTTACTACATTTGTATTTAAATCAAATAAATCGGTTGGTACTGTTGTTAAAGCGTTACAAGCCGAAAAACAAGATGCAAAGGTTGTTGCTAATGGAACGTTATCAAATAATCCAGATGGAACTGATGTTAGCGTTAATATCGATTCAAATGTATTTGTAAAAGTTGTTGCATTTGGTGAATAATCAAACATATCAGATGGAATTGAAGTTATACGAGTTCCTCTCATAAAAGATGCAAAAGAAACTACTTCATTCAAACCAGTGTATCCACCCACACCACTTAAAGTACCACTACCAGGTATTGATGTTAAATTTGTACAACCATAAAAGTTAATAGTTCGTATCCCAACAACACCCCATTGTACTATTGAAGTAATTAAACTTCTTATAGCCGAGTTATTATTTACAACAAATCCTGGCATAAATCCAGATATTGTTATAGTATATGTTCCAGGTGAAACGTATGTATGTATTCTATCTGTTGATGTGGATGATGTAATCAATGGTGAACTTGAACTATCACCCCAAGTTATTGTTAATTGTGGTGTCAAAGACCCATAATCAACCAATGGTACAGTAAATACCGTATTAGATGCGGTTGTTGTTATTTGTATTTTAAATGGAAATTGTTCATCTCCACTTGGTATTAATTTTCTTGCTATACTCATAACTCTAATTATTAACTAAGATTTTTTCCAACAACAAATCCATAATAAGTTGTACCACCATTAAATGTAAAGAATGTTAATACATCCGTTCCAGCTGATGTTAATATCGGTGATGTACCTCCTACCCAATCTATTGAAGCCGGCCATGTGATAACGTATGCACCTGCATTTACCATTGTTAAAGTAAATCCAAACGCATTTGATGATGGTGGATTGTTAAATGTAAGTGTTGCTGCTCCATTAAATTGTCTTCTGAAATTATTACCAGTTGAAAGGTCTATTGTTACACTTCCACCTGTTCCTAAATCAGAGAATGTTTCTCTATATTGTGTACCAACTATATAAGAACCAGCTGATACAAATGTTGTTGCCTCTACCGATGTAGTTGTTGTTACATTTCCTGTTATACTTAATGTACTTCCGTTAAATGTTAAATTACTTTCAACATTTCCAGCCGATAACGGATTATCCCATGTAATAACACCATTATTTGTAGTTCCGGATAATGGTAGGAATCCAGATGTTCCACTTGTACCAGTTACTCCCGATGTTCCCGATGTTCCATTTGTGCCCGTAATTCCAGACGTACCATTAACACCCGAAGTACCAGAAGAACCAAATAAAGTTCCATCAACTCCAGAAGTACCAGATGTTCCAAGTCCAGATGTACCAGACGAACCAGATGTTCCTGCTCCAGATGTTCCCGATGTACCACTACTTCCAAAGAATGTACCATCAACACCACTACTTCCGCTTGTACCATTTGTACCAATTCCATCAGTACCAGAAGAACCAGATGTTCCTGCCCCAGATGTACCAGATGTACCACTACTTCCAAAATAAGTACCATCCAATCCGCTACTACCAGATGTACCATTTGTACCCAATCCAGATGTACCAGATGTACCACTTTCTCCACTTGAACCGGATGTTCCCGATGTACCACTACTTCCAAAGAATGTTCCATCTAATCCAGATGAACCGGATGTTCCTGATGTGCCACTTTCTCCACTACTGCCGCTTGTACCACTCTCTCCGCTTGTTCCAGATGTTCCCGTTGTACCGCTACTACCAAAATATGTTCCATCCAAACCAGAAGAACCAGATGTTCCTGATGAACCAGATGTTCCTGATGTGCCACTTTCTCCGCTAGTTCCAGAAGTACCACTTTCTCCGCTAGTTCCAGATGTTCCAAAATTTGTACCATCTAAACCAGAAGAACCTGATGTAGCTGAAGTACCGCTTGAACCTGCTGTTCCTGTTGTACCACTTGTTCCACTTTCTCCACTACTTCCGCTTGTGCCAGACGTACCATTAGAACCAAAGAATGTTCCATCTAATCCAGATGAACCAGACGTACCACTAACTCCACTACTACCGGATGTGCCACTCTCACCACTACTACCTGATGTACCAGACGTACCAGATGAACCACCCGTACCAGCAGTACCATGAGAACCAAAGAATGTCCCATCTAAACCAGATGAACCCGAAGTTCCATCAGAACCTGCGCTACCAGAAGAACCAGAAGAACCAGAAGTTCCCGAAGAACCTCCACTACCAGACGAACCAGAAGTTCCTGATGTACCATGTGAACCAAAGAATGTTCCATCTAATCCAGATGAACCAGATGTTCCGGATGTACCAGATGAACCCCCACTTCCAGCTGAACCATTAGTTCCATCGATACCGCTCGAACCTGATGTACCACCAGTTCCAGCTGACCCAGATGAACCAGACGAGCCAGACGTACCTCCACTTCCAGCTGAACCGCTTGTTCCATGCGAACCGAAGAATGTTCCGTCTAAACCAGATGAACCGGATGAACCACTTGTTCCCGTAGTTCCAGAAGAACCTGATGTTCCTCCACTACCACTACTGCCAGATGTTCCCGATGAACCAAAATATGTACCATCTAAACCAGATGAACCAGAACTTCCAGTAGTTCCAGAAGAACCGCTGATGCCACTTGTTCCACTACTTCCAGATGTACCTGCACTTGCTGATGTACCACTTGAACCGCTAGTTCCAGATGTACCATGTGTTCCAAAGAATGTTCCATCTATACCACTACTTCCAGATGAACCGCTTGTGCCAGATGTTCCCGAAGAACCACCACTACCAGCAGTTCCCGTTGTTCCCGATGTGCCGCTTGTTCCAGATGAACCAAAGAATGTTCCATCTAAACCAGATGTACCGCTTGTGCCAGATGTACCGCTTGTACCAGAAGACCCAGAAGAACCGCTTGAACCATTTGTACCATCAACACCCGATGTACCCGATGAACCAGATGAGCCGCTTGTTCCGAATGAACCCGTTGTACCAGATGTTCCAGATGAGCCGCTTGTGCCACCAGTTCCGCTAGAACCATCAGTACCGCTTGTACCGCTTGTACCACCACTTCCAGATGTGGCTGATGTACCACTACTGCCGCTTGTTCCGAATGAACCTGTTGTACCAGACGAACCACTACTACCAGACGAACCGGCTGAACCCGATGTTCCAGATGTGCCACTCGTTCCACTACTTCCACTTGAGCCGGATGTACCAAACGAACCCGTAGTACCACTACTTCCACTACTTCCGCTTGTGCCACTTGAACCAGATGTTCCACTACTTCCACTTGAGCCGGATGTACCAAACGAACCCGTAGTACCAGAAGTTCCTGAGCTTCCACTACTACCACTACTACCACTTGTTCCAGCAGAGCCACTTGTTCCAGACGAACCATCAGAACCAGATGTACCACTTGTACCATCCGAACCTTTCGAACCACTACTACCGCTCGTGCCAGAACTTCCAGAAGTTCCCGATGTGCCAGAAGTTCCCGATGTACCAGCCGAACCACCCGTACCAGCAGTTCCACTACTTCCTGATGTACCATTTGAACCATCTGAACCAGATGTGCCACTTGTTCCACTTGTGCCAGAAGTACCACCAGTTCCAGCTGTACCTGATGTACCTGCCGTACCGCCAGAACCAGAAGATGCTGATGTACCACTTGAGCCGCTTGTACCAGCTGTTCCAGAAGTTCCCGATGAACCGCTTGTGCCGCTTGTACCAGACGTACCACCAGAGCCTGATGTTCCACCACTACCAGATGATGCGGATGTTCCCGATGAACCAGATGTTCCCGATGTGCCACTTGAACCGCTTGTTCCAGATGTGCCACTTGTTCCAGACGATCCTGAAGAACCACCACTACCACTTGAGCCACTTGTACCAGAAGTTCCTGATGTGCCACTTGAACCACTACTTCCGCTCGTACCAGATGTTCCCGAAGAACCTCCACTACCGCTTGTGCCAGAAGTTCCACCACTACCAGATGAACCACTACTTCCGCTTGTTGCTGATGTTCCACTTGAGCCACTTGTACCAGAAGTTCCTGATGTGCCGCTTGAACCACTACTTCCGCTCGTACCAGATGAACCGGATGTGCCGCTTGTACCGCTCGTACCAGATGAACCAGGTGTACCATCAGTACCACTACTTCCAGATGTGCCGCTTGAACCACTACTTCCAGATGTGCCACTTGAACCACTACTTCCAGATGAACCACTACTTCCAGATGAACCGCTACTTCCAGATGAACCGCTACTTCCAGATGAACCAGATGAACCATCCTGTCCACTACTTCCAGATGTACCACTACTTCCAGATGAGCCGCTTGAACCACTACTTCCAGATGTACCACTACTTCCAGAAGTACCATCAGTTCCGTCATTACCATCAAAACCAGAAGTACCACCAGTTCCAGAAGAACCAACAGCTGCTGCTACGTTTCTATATCCTAATTTTTTACTTATTGGGTCCCATGTTACAACTTCATCATAAGATGCAGATGCAATACCACCCAAATAAACACTACCACTTACACCCAAACTTCCACTAATTGTTAAATTAGCATTTATAGAAGAATCTTTATTTACTTGTAAGAATGATGCTGTATTTACACCTTCCGCATTTAAAGCGTAAAGAGCGTATGATGCGGTAAATGCTAATGAAGCAGTACCAACCAACATTGATGCGGTTTGTGAATTCTGAACAAAGTTTGATGTATCTACATTCGATGCGTTTTGTGCAAATAATGCGTAAGATGATGTAATTGCAAATGATGAACTCAACACCCTCATAGATGCTGTTTGGTCATTTCTTACATAATCAGTTAAATTTATACCACTCAAATCAGAAACATAAGATGCAGTTAATGCGTAAGAAGAACTTACTGCACTAAACACAGCCATAGATGATGTTTGATTATTTCTAACATATTGAGATGTATCACTCAATGATGCTGATAATGATGCTAACGATGCTGAATCAAAACCTGCTACAGTTTTTGCAAATTCTGCAGTTTGTGCATAAGATGCTGAAAGTACAGCCCCAAATACTCTATCGCCAGGTAATGTGCCATTTATTAGAGAACCACCACTACCAATTACGACATGTCCAGAAGTTAATCCAGCAAATTTAATTTGAATTGTATCTTCATCTATTGAAATAATTTGACCTGGTAACAATTGGTCTTCAGAACCAGTTGCATAAACCTGTACCATCGGGTATCGTATCCCCAAATTATGTACAATAGTCAAATCACTTACACTATTAAATGGTACAGTTTCGGTTAGTGAAGTTTCAGGTTGAGGTACAAAATATCCTCTATTTTCATCAAATCTTAAAATATCATATTGAGCCGATGCGGTAGGTCCTACTCCTTGGAAATTATAAGTTCCTAAGAATGAACCAGTAAATAAAGGAGCAAATACTCTATGAGATGCAGTTACATCAGTTGCTGTTAAATTATTACCAACATAAACATTACCCCAAATACTAGCAGATGTATTAACTACAAATCCTTTATCAGGAGAAATTGATGCGGTATATGAACCACTCTTTAATATGAATGTTTCAAATGATAAGTTAGCTATGTTAATGTTTGTGATTCCACTACCATCTCCAATGAATGTTGAACCAGAAGAAACTATTACATTTCCTCCTGTCACAAATAATCCACCACTAACACTTAAATTACCAGATACGAATGTTTTAGTTCCAACTTCCAATCCTTTATCAGGAGATATTACCGCCTGAACCGAACCTGATATAATTCTATCTAACTTAAGGTCTTGTAATGCATTTGCAGGGATATTAAATAGTCCACCACCATCACCTATGTAAAGTGCCGCTGTTATTGGTACGTTTACTAATAATTTAGTTGGGTCTACCTGTGCAAATCCAGAACCAGAGTTAATTTTAAATAACTCTAAGTTTTCAATCGCATCAGGTGGAATGTTAAATAATCCACCACCATCACCTATAAATAAAGATGCAGTTATCGAACCACTAATTGCTACCGATGATGTGAATTGAGATTGATATGAACCAGATGATGGTGCAGTTGTTACAATAAATTGTTGTCCACTTTGTACCGATGCGGTTGCCGAACCACTAGCGATTAAAGGAGCTGCTGCCGCTTGTACATTTGTTAAATATCTACCATCACCAAATACAAATCCTCTTGCAGTTAAATCATCAGCAGTTAATGAACCACTAACTGAAACACTACCAGTAATTCTAGAACCAATTTGAGAACCAGTTGCAGATGTAGTTACTATAAAAGTATCACCACTTGCTACTGATGCAGTTGCCGAACCACTAGCGATTAATGGTGCCGCTGATGCTTGTACATTTGTAATAAATCTACCATCACCAAAGAAGAATCCAGTGGATGTAATATCAAATGCTGAAATAGAACCACTAATACCAACCGAGCCAGTAAATTCAGAACCAATTTGTGAACCTGTTTTTGCAGTTATTACTACAAAAGATTCGCCACTTGCTACGGATGCCGTTGCCGAACCACTAGCGATTAAAGGAGCTGCTGCCGCTTGTACGTTTGTAATATACCTACCATCACCAAAGAAGAATCCCCTAGCAGTTACGTCATCTACAATGATAGAACCACTTACATTAACCGAACCAGTAAATTGAGAACCAATTTGCGAACCAGTAAATGGAGTAATTACTCTAAAGCCTTCGTCAGGAGTTACAGATGCAGTTACTGAACCCGATTTGATTTCGGTACTAATAAGTGCATCTTCTGTTAGAGATGAACGAGGTATATTTCTTAAATAAGTACCTTCTGCGTATATAAATGATGATGATTCTATAAACAAACCACCACTTACATCACCAACAAATAAACTACCAGATATAGAAACCGAACCAGTAAATTGCGATGCTATCGATGCGGTAAATGAACCATTTTCACCAAATGAAGATGTAAATGGAGTTAATACAATAAATCCATAATCAGGTGATACTGATGCGGTAACTGACCCAGATTTGATTTCGGTTGATATTTGTGCATCTTCGGTAAGTGCCGAACGAGGGATATTTCTTAAATAAGAACCCTCACCATAATAAGATGAACCAGATGCTAATTGTAATGAACCACTATAAGGATTTATATATAAGCTTCCACTAATATTAACAGAACCAGTAAATTGAGAACCACTTTCTATTGATTCAACTTTAAATCCAAAATCAGGAGTTACTGATGCTGTTATTGAACCAGAAGCAATTCTAAATACTTCTTCCGATAACGCTGAACGAGGTATATCAAATAATCCTCTACCACTACCACTATACATAGAAGCAGTTAAGTTGCCTTCTATTTTTGTATTTCCAACAAATTTAATTTCAGCAGGTATAGTAATTTCATTTACTATGTTTATAGTACCTGCCATCAAAGAATGAAGTTGGCAATTGTAATACAATGTATCAGGAGAACCAGATGGTGGCGTAAATGTTATAGTACCATTATCAGTACCATTATTTGAAATACTTCCACTATATTGCCAAGATGTTCCTATTGAAGCAACATATTTTACCCAAAAAGGATGACCAGGAGCGTTTACATTAAATGTATATGTTGTACCCCTTACTAAAGTAATGTTTGGATTTGAACCAGTTGCAGCTCCACTAAAAGTGTATGCATTACTACCTTCATTTGTTACATTAAATACTTTTTCAATTAAATAATCAGGAGTAGGCCTTCCAGAAGATGATACAATAAAACTACCATCGAATCTAGAATGAGTATTTACTTCAAATCCTTCAGTTGGTGAAATAGATGCAGTAGCACTTCCACTAAATATTTTTGTAGAATCAATTGCTAAATTTGCAACTGTTATATTTGATAAATACCTACCATCTCCAATAAAGTAAGAACCACTAGTAGAAGTTACATCACCTCTAACATACAAACTACCACTAACATCAATAGAACCAGTAAATTCTGACCCACTATCAGGAGATTTTACTACAAATCCAAAGTCAGGTGATACAGACGCAGTTACCGAACCAGATTTAATTTCCGTTGATAATAATGCATCTTCAGTTAATGCATTTCTAGGTATATTTCTTAAATAAGTACCTTCTCCAAAATAAGCTGATGAAGAACCCAATACCAATGCTCCAGAGGTTGCAGTTATTGTTAAACTACCTGTAATTGCAACACTACCAGTTATTCTTGAACCACTTGCCGCAGATTGAACAACAAACCCTCTATCAGGCAATGCGGAAGCAGTTACACTTCCACTTGCTATTCTAAATAATTCTTGCGATAATGCTGAAAACGGAATATCCGTTAAACCTGCACCACTACCACTAAATACTGATGCCGATACACCCGCTGCAAAAAATCCACTTCCTGTTGCTGATAAACTTCCTGTTACTCTTACACTACCTAAGAATGTACTTCCCGTTGCATAAGATGTAACTACAAATCCTTGAACAGGAGAAACGGATGCGGTTACCGAACCACTAAATATTTTTGATGTATCTAAATCGGAAATGGCCGCAACGGGTATATCAAATAATTGCTTACCACTACCACTAAATGAACCAGTTGTTAAAAATACTGAACCACTTAGGAATAACGAGCCACTAAATTTAGAACCACTTGCAACCGATTGAACAACAAATCCTTGATTTGGAGTAACCGATGCAGTTACACTACCACTTGCTATGAATGTTGATTCTAATGCATCAGGAGTTAAAGCGGAACGAGGTATATCAAATAAATTTTTACCACTACCACTAAACGCAGAACCACTTTGTAGTTCTATATTTCCAAATGTGAATATACTTCCACTAACCTTAACACTTCCACTAAAATATGAACCAAGTTCAACAGAATCAACTCTAAATCCAAAATCAGGAGAAACGGATGCGGTTACACTACCACTAGCAATTCTAAAACTTTCTAATGATGGTACATTTCTAAGTTGAGAACCATCGCCAATAAAGAATGATGCTGATATTGTATTTGCAACTATTCCCTTAGATGCGGTTATTGAACCACTTACAAATAATGAACCACTTATATCAACACTACCTGTAAATTCACTACCCAAATCTAAAGCCTCAACTCTAAATCCATAATTGGGTGCAACAGACGCTGTAACCGAACCACTAGCTATTCTAAATGCATCTCCTGTAAATGATGTGAATGGAATATCAAATAATCCTCTACCACTTCCACTAAACATAGATGCAGTAACATTACCACTAATTCCTAAACTTCCAGTGATATTAGTAGGTCCTATAAACTCAATCAATGCAGGTCTTACTATTTCAGATACAATATTAATTGTACCTACCATTGATGAGTGGTTTCCACAAACATAATATAATGTTGATGGTGCTCCAGATGGTACATTAAATGTTACTACACCATTATCAGTACCATTGTTTAATACTCCAGAGTTATATGCACCACCAGCTCCGCTTGTGTTTGTTGTTTTAATATAAAAAGGATGACCGGGTGCATTTACTACAAATCTATAAACAACATTTTCTACTAAAGTAAGTGTTGGATTTGAACCGCTTGCTGCTCCAGTAAATACATAAGCTGCGAAACCATCATTTGTTACATTAAATGTTAAATCTAATGATTGACTTGGTACTACAAAGTTAGAAGCCGATACAGACATACTTCCACTAAATTGTGAAAATATATTTACATTAAACCCTTTTACAGGATTAATTGATGCAGTTGCAGAACCAGAAAAGATTAAAGATGTATCTAAATCAGAAATTGCTGATTTTGGAATTTCTCTAAGATTCTTACCACTACCACTAAATGAACCAGTATATAATTCTACGTTTCCACTTACTAATAAAGAACCTGTAAATTGAGAACCACTAAGTGTAGATTCTACTCTAAATCCAAATTCAGGAGATACAGAAGCTGTTACACTTCCAGATAATATTTTTGTTGCAGCAACTACTTCTTCAGCCAATGCAGATAATGGAATATTTCTTAATCCACTACCATCACCAACATATATAGAACCACTTTCTACAATTACACTACCAGTTACATTAACACTACCAGTAAATTCAGACCCACTTGCTGCTGCTTCAACTCTAAATCCATATACAGGAGAAACTGATGCGGTTACACTACCACTAGCGATACGAGATACTTCTTCCGATAATGCTGATACCGGAATATTAAATAATCCACTACCATCACCCCTATATAATGATGCTGATATAGAACCTGATATATCTACTGAACCAGTAAATTCAGAACCACTTGCATTCGATTCTACTTTAAATCCAAATTGAGGAGAAACAGAAGCAGTTACGCTTCCACTTGCTATTCTAGGTGCAACAGTTGATGGTACATTTAATAATTGAGAACCATCTCCTATAAAGAATTGTGCAATTACACTTCCACTTACATCAACAGAACCTGTAAATTCAGAACCACTATCAGGTGATTTTACAACAAATCCAAAATTAGGAGAAACTGATGCTGTTACACTACCACTTACAATAAAAGATGAAACTAATGCATCTTCCGTTAATGCTGAACGAGGTATGTTTCTTAAATATGTACCCTCGCCATAATACGCTGATGAAGAACCCAATACTAATGCTCCAGATGTTGCTGTTATACTTAAACTACCAGTAATATCGACACTTCCAGTAAATTCAGAACCTTTATCAATTGATAATACTTTAAATCCAAATTCAGGTGTTACAGATGCCGTAACAGAACCAGTTGCTAATTTTGTTGCTTCTGGTAAGTTAAATAAATTTCTACCATCTCCAAAGAAAGAACCTGTAAATGAACCACTAAACGAACCAGTCAGTTCTGCAGAACCTGTAAATGTTCCGAATAAATCAGCCGTACCAATAAAAGACCCACTAAATGAACCCGTTGCTTCAGCAGAACCAGTAAATGTACCAAATGTATCACTTCTTCCTATTAAAGAACCACTAAATGAACCCGTAGCTTCTGCTAATCCAATAAATGAACCAGTTAAATTACCAGCTATGGTTGAACCAGAAATTACATAAGCATTTAATCTATCCCTTACCTCAACCGAACCAGTAAATTGCTGTGAATCATTTTCAGAATCACCAAATACATTTGAACCAGATGAATAAATTATAGATGATGATATGTAAGAAACAATTAATTGTTCAGCATAAATTGATTTAGATACATAAAGATTTTCAGTAATAGTTGTATCTACATTTATTTGAAATCCAAAATTTGGAGATATTGAGGCTGTTGCAGAACCACTTGCTATTCTAGTTACTTCAGGAAGATTAACTAATCGAGAACCATCTCCTATAAATGAACCAGTGAACGAACCAGAAAAACTACCACTTAAATCGGTAGCACTACCTGTAAATGAGCCTGTAAATTGTCCAGTTACTCTCTCTAAATCAAGGCTTCTTACAAATCCTCTGTTGCCTTGGTCATCCGATACTACGATAGCTGGGGACCCAGACAATGAAGCACTGAAATTAGGAACACCTAAATTTGGTTCAGCTTGAGATAAATCAAGAAATTGATACCTGTCTGATGTTACATTTTTAGGTGAAACTACCCTTACCCTTCCCGTTAATAGATTACTTATTGCCATTCTTTACTTTCCAGCTTTTTTATAAAAATAATGAATCCCTTATAAATATTACCCAATGATAATATCGTTATTCATTTGCACTTTCAAGCAAAGAAAGAATCACACTTAATTCCGTTGAACCCGAAACGATGAAACCATATCCTTCCTCTAACACCAATTTACCACTTACAACTGGTGAAAGTGAATCAGCAGATGGTATAGTTACATTTGTTACTAATTTTACGGCCCTTTGTGCTACTAAATTAGGATTTTCTATTGTATCTCTGATAACATTCAGCAATTCCGTTATAACGTAGTTAGAACCACTCCATGCAGAACCGCTTATTGCATAAGTTGAATCAAATGATTGAGTTACTGATGTTTGATAGAATCTACCAATTTCAGCTGAACCTGTTACCGATTGGTTTTTTATAATTTGCCCTGCTAATTTTCCAACATAATCTAAAGCAAATAAAGATGATGAATATTCTTCATCATAAGAAGTTTTTATAATATTGATACCATTTTTTGTAAAATAATTTCTTGCCTCTTTGTCTGTTCTAATTGTTTTTGAATTTGCTATATCGTATGTAATTGCATCAGTTGCTCCTAATGCATAATCTTCAAAACGAGAAGATACAAACGTAAATGGAGTTTCTTGCAAATTATTTTGAAATGATGTATATGCTGCTACTTCTTTACGAATAAACTGTCTATTCAAATTAAGAAGGGCAGATGCACTATCAAAACTTCCACTAAGATTTTCTAAAGATGTAGAACCAGTATAAAAAGATGAACTAATATAAAGTCCTTCAAAGGAAGGTACAGGTAATTCTCTATTAGATGTTACAAAAATAGTTACAGGTTGTGTTGAAAAACTATTATTTGTAATTTGAGCTGATAGCACAATTGATGATACACCAGTCGGTGTAACATATAGATTTGTTACAACTGACTGGAATCGATTTAGTGGTACAAAAACTTCTGCCATTTTATTTTATCTTTTATTTTCTTTTTATATTTGAAGTGCTAATGAGAACGGAGTTACTAATGAGAATAGAGATTTACTAAATGTTCTACCCACAAGAGTACCAGTTGCCTGATTAATACTCAATCCAGTTCCAATTCTAAAGTCACCATCTTGGTTACCAGAAGTAAAGAATATTCTACCTCCTCCTAATTCGGTAATCTCATAAATTGGATTTGCCACACCACTACCACCCTGATTTGGAGGAAGTGCTTTAAATGTCACACCACTACCATTATAAGAGTAGTCAATACCAGTTGCCACAATTAGAGAACCAAATGCTTCAACAGGAGCACCAGCTGCTATAAACTCTGCTCTAGTTCTTAAATATCTATTAGTTTCAAGAGTTTCTAGTCTTTGTTTAAATATTACCTCATCCGCATTTCCGTATTGTCCTGTATAATATGATGATGCTGCTGCGATTGCTCTTTCGTTTCCACCATAGAATAAATCAGTGCAACAAGCATCCACAATCAAACCAGTATCACGCGAACAACTTGCTTCATTGTAAACCAAATAAGGGAATGCCCCATTGGTGTATCCAATTGCTCTTTGTTTTAATTCTTCCTTAGCTCCTCTTAATCTATTAGTAGCTTCAATTCGTTTTGTACCAGGTCTTACTAATTGAGTTTGTGCTACAATCTTTTCGGAAATACCACCTGCGTAATTTACACCATCAACAGTTTGTTTTTTCTGTCCAAATGTACCATTATCAGTATAAGATTCTTTAATTGCTACTGAAGGAATTTTGTAGTAGTACGAGCCTGCTTCAATACTTCTTTCATTACCACCATAAACTAAGTCAGTTCTTACCGCATCTATAATAAATCCTACGTCACGAGAACAACTTGCTTCGTTGTAAACCAATGTACTCCAAGAAGAACTTAAGAATGTTATAGTTTCTTTTTGGATTAGAGATTTATTTAATTTTAATAATCTACTGCCACCAATAGCAGAACCAGAAGCTTCCACAAATTTTGGATTAACTACAACTTTAGTTGCTAATCTTCCAGCATATCTCACACCCGTAATTGTTGGGTCTAATTGATTTGCTTCAGATGGAACACCAGCCACAGTTGCTTTTGATGGGAATAGATAATAGAAATTACCTGCTATTACACTTCGTTCCTTACCACCATAAAGTACATCTGTTGCTGCTGCATCTATTAAATATCCCACATCACGCGAACAAGAAGCTTGATTGTAATAAACAGTACTCCAAGATGAAGATACATATTCAATTACCTCTCCTGCTATAAATGATTTATTTTTTCTTAATAAATCAAATGATGCAGAAGCTGCTGATGATGCATTTTGGAATACAGTATTTTTGACAACTTTTTGTGCTACTCTACTTGCGTAGTTTATACCATCAACAGTTTGTTTTAATTGTCCAGCTCCATCACCATCACCCAACAATACTGCTTTAGATGGGTATCTATAATAGAACTCCCCACTCATCACACTTCTTTCGTTTCCACCATATAGTAAATCAGTTGCTACACCATCAATAACATATCCTACATCACGTCTACATTTAACTTTATCATATTCAAAAGTACTCCAAC